TTATGATACCAAAGGTTATGATAATCGATAAAACTATGATATTTTGTCTGGGGCAATATGTTTGATGAAATCAGCTACGAGCGAGAGCAGGAGCGCATTGAACGGGCAGCCAGGGTCAGCGAAACCATGCCGTGCCTGTTATGGGCTGTCAAGATTTATATCAATGCGGTGAGTCAGGTGACCACGGGGGTTCATATCCCCTTGTTTCCGGGTTCAATCCCCGGCGCCGCTACCAAGCAAGTTAAGGACAGAAAGTTATAGTAAACAGCGAAACCATAACAAAATGTAAGAAACAGTAATGATATGCTACCGGTCGAAATCAAAAATGAGGTTGTAGGCTTATTAACTGAAGGCGAAACCGGCGATGATATAGCTGCAATGGTAGGCGTGTCAAATGCTACAGTATCAAGGCTTAAGAATAAACCTGACATCAAGGCCTTAGTTCGCAAAGCCCAGGAGACTCTAATTAATGACTCCCTGGATACAGCAATATCAAATCAAACAAGAAAGATGGAAATAGGTAAGCTAATCCTCTCCGGCCAAGCCGGCCCCCCAGTATCAACCGATCAACCTCAATCCGATACAACCCCAGCTAATACCAGCGATAAAGCCAGCGCCCGCTCAGTAATACCAACCGTTGACGATAAGGATCTCCTGGCCTTGGCTGATCGCGCTGAAAACCGACTTATGCAATCTATAGGTTTAGCTCCCTCTCACACGTTAGGCCAAACTTTCATAGCAATATCAAATAGTTTCAACCAATCGACTGATCCGGCTGTCCTCGCTCTGCTCCAGGCAGCCATGCCAGGTGCCGGCGACGTTGAGGATGTTATTGACGTGGACCTGGAGCTTGATTGACGGTACATATGTCGGTATCTCATGGCCGGTGGTTCCGTGTTAACCACTGGTAGTAGGGCGATGGAGCCATAGTTTGATGGAGGCTACAGCAATCACATCGACTGACAGGGCCAGCGGCGGCGGGCGATCAATGTCTTGGCTAATAAAGGATCGTGTGTGCGCGCGGGGAGGGGCGGGGGACCAGCAGACGCGACCCCCGGGGGTATCTGTATATATATGTATCCGCAAGACACAAAGCCCTAAATATATAAAAACTATGAGTTTATCCATAGCTTCTAGTAGCCCCCCCCCATTTTGCTATGACTTTATCCATAGAAGCTATTGACATTCTATATATAAGCTGTTATATTATCCATAGAAGCTAACAGTTTCATTAAAGGGGTTTAAGATGGGTATAGTCAAGAGCATATATTTAAAGTCTGAGTCGGATTGGGAATTAATGAAGTCAGGGGCGGCGAAGGCGGAACGATCAGTGAGCGATTATCTTATTCGTTTGGTCCGTGCGTCTACTGCCGAGAAAGGTAGTGCGGCGGAAAAGCTCGCCAAGATTCGATTTGAAGGCCCATTTGAAGGCCCCACTGTTTCCCCCGATGACGTTCAAGGGATGGATGCGATATTCAATGTCGGGGCCAGACCTTTCAATCCTCAGCCGAAGTCGGACAAGAAGGGAAAATAATGTTAGTAAAAATTGCAGAGGGCGTATATGTCGCACCGGAGTTGGTATCGCGTATTCAAGCAGCGGAGCGCGGCGGGTTCACAATTGAGATGTTTCGTGGTGAGAATTTTTGGGTTAAAGGCGGTGATATAAAGGTTGCGGTTGCCGCCGTAAACGAGCCTCAATTCGACCATGATCGTTATATTGAGGCTATAAAGCATAGGAATAATTAAATGCCGGTATCATTAGATGAGATTGAGGAATTAGATGGCGAGTCGGTATTTGACGAAGAGTATCAGGAGGGAAGCACCGACAACCAGTAAAGGATGTCAAAGGGAGAGAAAATGAATTTCAAAGTATATCAGAAAGTAGCAGCGGGTGAGGCGAGTATAAACAAATGTCCTGTATGCCGGGACGCGTGGCAGTCTTTTGCGGACATCGGTACGGGTTTGGGCATGGCCTCCGGGATGCTTTTGGGGTGTTATACCTGCGGAACCGTTTTCATGGGAAAGGATGTTCGATTAGAGGATTTAGCCGGAAAGAAGGATTATCTTGACAAATTGCGGGTTAAGGCGGTCGAGTCGGCGACGGCGCTTTGCGGGAAGGTTTGCAAGAATCCGTCCGGGAAGCGGCTGCACGAGATACATTGCAAGAAGTGCCAGAAAATGAGGGAGGAAAATGAAACCTGAAGAATTGAAAGCAGTTTGTGAATTGGTATTGGGTTTAGCGGAAATCAAGGCAAAATATTGCCATCATTTGTGCGTTGAGAATTTTGCAGAGCAATGTTTGGCGAAACTGCTCCCAATAGTTTTCCCGGATGACTGCGGGCTTACGCAAAATATTGCCGATTCACATTTTGCTCAATCCGTTCAATTGAAAAAGGCAATTCGGCAACCTGTCGGTAGGGAAGACAATCTAACAGAGGAATAATTATGGAAAAACCGAAAACAGTTAAAATCGGCGGGCATACCTTTAAGGTTATGTGGCCGCACAAATTTCTGGAAAGAAATGATACTTTTGGGCATTGTAATCATCCAATGGCAGAAATCAGAGTCGGTGATGTGGATGCCGCTGGCAACGAAATAGCCGAAAGTGCTCAAGTAGTAACATTTATTCATGAGCTTTTGCATGCCATTGATATATCTTCAGGCCATAAGATTTTCAACAGTAACGAAGCCGCAATAGAAGGAATTTCCGAAGGTATCTATCAGGTACTTGTGGATAATGGGTGGCTGAAGGTCGGCATTTAATTTGCCAACCCAAGAAACCATACAGGCTTTAAATTCCTGGGCCAACTGGATATCGTTTGCAAAGACCGAGCAGTATCAGGTTTTGGATAAACTGCCCCACCGGTGTATTGCTTTATTTGCCGGCAATCGTTCCGGAAAAACCGCCAGCGTAGCCAAGCATTACGTTGACCGGCTGATTGGGAAAGCGAGCGTACCGTACAAGAACAAATTAATGGGGAAAGTCCGGTGCATGAGTTCGAGTTTACCGGAGTCCAACGACCCGGACGTGACGGATAACGCGCAATATATTGAGCTGCGGCGGCTGATACCGTCTGAGATGATAATTAAGGATGTTACGGCAAGGTCGGCTAATCTGGTTGTGCGGCGGCCTGTTGGTTTAAGCAGTAAAAAGACCGTGTTTGAGTTCAGATCGTCCAAGCAGGAAATGCAGGACCTGGGGAAAATCAACCTTTCATCTTTGTGGCACGACGAGGAAACCCCCGACGATAAGAGGACAGAGTGCGCGGCAAGGCTCATGCAGGAGGACGGTGACGAAATTTTCAGCATAACGACTACGAACCCCTATTGTTTTGATGAAGAGACAGAATTATTAACTAATCGTGGTTGGAAGTTTTATGATGAAATCCTGATGTCTGATGAAATAATGACCCATAACAAAATGGGTTACATGGAATGGAAGAAACTTGAGGGATTCCATGTTTACAAATATAAAGGAAATCTAACACATCTTTGGCATAAATCGTTTGATGCTGCTGTAACACCGAACCATAAATGGCTTGTTTCTAATACTCGTAATCAGGCTAAGTGGTATCTTGAAGAAACCAAAAATTTAAATTCAAAACACATCATTAAACGGATTGAACACACCGTATTAGGCGATGATAACGAAGAATATAGTGATGAACTGATAGCTTTGCTTGGGTGGTTAGTTACCGATGGGTCGGTAGCAAGACAATCTGTTGTTATTACTCAATCATTAACTGCTAATGGTAAAAAATGCAATGATATTGACGTACTGGCTGCTGATTTTAATGTAAAAGTTACAGATCACCCATACCCGGATAGGATTATTAATGGAAGAGAAGTTACAAAAAATGGTATATGCAGGCGGTGGAGTTTTCGTGGTGAAGATAGAAAAAGAATGCTGAGTTTTGTTGAAGTTACTGGGTATAAGAAATCTTTATCACAAGAATTTATTTGTTCATTATCAAAGCGGCAATTAAAAATTCTCTATAATGCGATTATAGATGGTGATGGCAATCGCGGCAATGGTGGTAGTATCAGGATCGCACAGGTTGAGAATCCGAAATTGATGGACAATTTTCAGTTGATAGCAACTTTATTGGGGAAGCTGGCTAGTCGTTCAGAGTGGTATGATAAAACCAGAGACATACTTTTTAACAAGGCTCATGTCTATTCTGATTCATCTCGTTTCCGTAAAAACACGCACATAAAATCACTAAACGTAAAGAGCATACCGTATAATGGCTTTGTATGGTGCCCTACTACTTCGAATAAAACGACTGTTGTAAGGCGCAATGGGTGTGTTTCTATTTCAGGGAACTCTTACGTCTATGATGAGGTGTTTGTTCCCGCATCCTACGTTTACCGAACCAAGAAGGTCATTGCCCACACCGGGGAGGAACGGGTCGAGAAGCGGCTCAAGGGGAACACTGATATAGCCTGCATCATCATGTCCACCTATGACAATCCGACCCTGAGCGAAGATGCAATTCAGCGAATGATTGATAAATGCGCCGACCCTGTTCAGGTGGATTTAAGAATATACGGGACGTTCCGGCAGGCTTCCGGTCGGATTCACAAAACCTACAACCCAAAATATTGTTTTATCCCGTTTACCCGGTATTTTCCTGACGGCATTCCCTACGAGTGGTTTCATTGCCGGGGGATAGATTACCACGAGTCTAGGACCCCATGGTCTGTTGGATGGATGGCGCTATCCCCCACCAATGAGGCTTTTTTGTGGCAGGAGTTTCACCCGGCGATTGACGGGCCGAACGCATATAACACCTACGATATTTGCAAAACCATTGCTCGAAATAGCCAGGAATTTATTTACACCGTGAATTTGATCGATGCTCTGGCGAACAAGAAACAGGCCAACAGCGGGTTTTCGACAACCGACGACATGAACCGGCACTTTCACGAAATGCGGCGAACGTCTGGTATTGGTGCCCAATGTTTTTGGGAGGGCTGGAACACGAAGGGCACGACCGGGCGGGATAATGTGTCTTTGAGATTCAAGAATGCGGTGCGGTGCGGAAAGCCCTTTAATAATAAGGTACGCGAAGCTGGGAGAGTTTCGTACCTGCCGACACTCTGGATCTGCGACACGGCCCCAAAGTTTCATCATTCGATTATGAACTGGCGATACGGGGAATATGTGACCAGCACGACCAGGGCGGTCAATGATCCTAAGAATGTGCCGATGCAGAAAAACAGCCATGATTGTTGTGTGCTCGAAGCGCTATTTAAAGATTCCAGAGTTCAAAACGCATCACATTTTATGAAAAACAGGCCGCCATTACAGGGGGTTAGGAGAAGAAGCGTGACAGGTCGATAAATATAACTTTTTACTTGCATTACTAAAAGTAATGTGCTAAGGAAGTAATGGAAACTATTAGAACCCCCCCGAGCAATACCCAATCAAGAGACGGTTGGGAGCGAACATTCGGGCAGGGCATACCGCGAATAAATGATGACGTAAAGGAAATGCTGTATGGCTGGCTTAAATCCGAACCCCACAAAATCATCTATTTTTTCATGGGCCACTGCGACTTTTCAGAAGACCGGGCGCATTACCTGTACCGGGAACTACAGCGGGGGCTTATATGAATAAACACCACGACAACGAAGCCAAAACTGAGAAAACCCCGGAAGATGCCGTACCCGAATGGGAGACAGAGCTTTGTCAGCAGGTTATGGATGAGTGGACGAAGGGTTACCAATATAATTCAGATTTAAACGATATGTTCGATTCTATCTACAGTATGATCCGGGGGGAACGGCCTGAGCGAAATTATGATTGGCAATCGAACGTTGTTATCAATAAAGTTTTTCAGGTTGTCTGGACGGTCATCCCTTACCTTACCAACAAGATATTTTCAGCTACTCCTATAATAGGTATAAAATCATTCGACAAAGACGGTGCTTTTGAGCGTGAGGAAATACTCGAGTTCTGGAATACCATGCAGGGCACTATCGGCCAGGAACGCACCGACTATTTTTTGACAATGGTGATGTGGCTGCTCCGGGCAATTCTTAACGGTGTCGGCATAAATAAAAAAACCTGGCACCAAAGACTTAAACGCTCTGTCCAACCGGTTACCGAGGATGTGCCTTATGAGACGGATGAAGAAGGAAACATTACCGAAAGCCGTCCGGTCACGCGAAAAGTCACCAAAAGTATTCCTGTTGCTGATTGGCCTCAAAACGAAATCATTAATAATAAAGACATTGTGTATGATTGGGCGCTGAAACCGGGGCAGAGTATTCGTGAGGGCCGGTTTGTCATCCACCGGACATTGACAGACCTTGACGATATGCTTGGGTCTAAAATCAATTACCTGAACCTGGACGCCATAGATCGCACCGTTTCTGCGATTGCCGCCACTAAATATGCTGAAGACCACGCTGACGCAAAATCAAAAGACGGTCAGGCAGAACCCCCTAAATCCGATATTTACACTGATGTTGAATTGTTTGAACGGATCGGGAAATACACTGTCCATAAAGTTGACGGTAAATTGGTTCCCTATGTGCATCAGGAGGACATCGAGGAAGACAAACCCCAGACAAAAGATATGATCGTTACTGTTGCGCGAGTCGGGGCCACCCACCATTTGGTACGGTTCGATACCAATCCCTATGACGGGATTAATTATATCGATATGCACATTTATTTTGATTCGGAACGGTGGCACTCAACCGGTGTTGTTGAACCCATCAAGGATATTGTGACGGCCATAAATGATAATATCAATGCGACATTCGACGAAATCTGGCAAAATCTTATGCCGCCTACCATTGTTAATAAATTCGCTCTCTGGGATTGGGATACAATGGTTCACGCCCCCGGCCAGAAATGGCTTGTCGGTGGTAATCCGAGGGAGGCCATAGAGTTCAAAGCGCCGTCCTATGTCACCAAGGACGCATGGCAGAAACACGCGCTTTTAGACAGCGAGCTTCAACAGACTTCAGTTTCAAACGCCATTCAGGGGCTTGGCCGGGAAAAAACCGCCACCACAAACGTAATGAACGCTCAGATGTCAGCCGGGAAGCTGGATTTTGTTTTGAGGATGGTTGAAAAAACTGCTCTCATTCCGTCTGCCCAGATGGATATTGCATTTGCAAAGAAATTCGCACACCCGCTTACCTTTAAATGGATACTTGGTAAAGAATGGAATCCCGGCGATTGGGAGGAAGTGTATCAATATGTGCCGGCGGCGTCTTCTGTAAAACTTGACGAACAAAAAGACGCTGAGATTCAACAGGACATTCAACTGCTTCAGGTAGTCGGGAGTATTCAGAATCCGGGCGTTCCAAAGATTCAAAACAAATTAATGCAAAACATTTTCAGAAATAGGGGCGAAAAAGAAATGGTCGGGATGTTAGATGAAGACCATTACGAATCCGGAACTTTAGGCGGGGACGTTCAGCAAATCACTAAACAAATGAACGGGCCGTCAAATGAACAGGGTATTCCCATGACCGGGAAAGAGAAGGCGGTTAGAGAAAGGGCGAATGACTGATAACATCGATATTGTCTGGGAGCTTTTGTTCTCAGAAGAATTAGAAAAAGTGCCCGACCCGAACAATCCGGCAAACCAGGCACGGTTTAATGTTTTACGAAATGAGCGATCCGAAGGTTTAAAGCGGTTACGGCAAGGGGCCGGTAAACCGTTATTTGAGATGTGGGAAAAGAAGTTAAAAAGTTTCATACTTTCGCTGCTTCAAGACCCCAGATACCGTCAATGCAACTGTCCTGCAACTCAGTTAATATTGCAGATTAGCACGATCATTGAACTCTGGACAGAAGCCGAGCAAGCAATACGGGAGGAAAAATGACAGAACCAATTGTAGAACCAATAGAACCAACAGAGCCTACTGAGCCGCCAGAACCGCAGTTTTTGACAAAAGAACAGGCCGGGCCATGGTTTGGCCGAGTTGTCGCAAAACAAATCGACGAGAAAATTTTACCCTTGATGCAGGAATTAAGTGATCGGCAGGTAAGACCGATGCCGCCGGTTAAAGAGCCACCGACTGATTATAGCTCTGGTCTTTTTGATGATCCTGAGGGAACGGTCAACGCAATAAGGGATAAAAGTAATCGTAAACGAACTCTTGCCACCGATGAAGCGAACAAAGACAAAGAGCGTGAAATGAACAAACTCATTGTCGGACACGCAGAGGAAGATATTTACGGCGAGATCCAAAGCGACATGAGCGCCATTGCTAAAAAGAAAATCAATGATGGTTGGCCCCCACAGGCGGCGGTGGAATTTGCCCGAGGCGAATCGGAAAGAAAACTGCTTCGATCAAAAGTGTACGGCCCGGAACATGAAGGACTCGAAATGTCCAGTGGTGGACGGCCCAGGCCCAGGGTGAAAAAAAAGGGCTTGCCGGACATGTATAAAAAAGCGTGCGCCCGGGACATGGCAGACGGCATCGTAAAAGACGAAGCCGATTATATTAAAAATTTATCACCACAGGTGCGAAAAGAGTTTGGCTTATAAAACAAAAATACCAAGAGGTACCGAAGACACCGACCATATCCGCTGTAAGCAATGCGGGTTTTGGTGTGACTCAGATAGGGATAAAACCGGACCCGGAGACGGCATCACGGTTGTATCCCAAACCATTTCGGGGACATCGGTCTACAATCCTACTGTAACAACCGGATGTCCCTTTTGCGGAAGTAAAAACTGGAAGTGACGATACTGTTTTTCTCGCCCCGCTGAATCAGCGACAGGCATCCCCAAGAATAAATAGCCGTCCAAATAAACATTAATCAATTAAATTGTTTAGGAGGACTATTATGTATATTGTAAGGGATTTATCCGGGGGAACTGCCCCGATTCCCATCGAAGTCTACTACAACGGAAACGTTGACGAGGATTCCGTGACCAAACGGTACAAGGGATCACTCGTTAGAGTACCGGATGGTAATGACGTAGATGATGGGTTGTTTTTTACTTGGGCCGGAGAAACAACGGCGATGGAAAATGTTGCCGGTATTCTGGCAGAAGATCAGGGCACATCTGGAAATTATCTTCCCAACGATGCCACCTATGGCATGGCCCTGAAAAAAATGTACCCTCTGCTCCCGTCATCTGTTGTACGGGCAGAGTATTCACAGGCTGATGCCGCAGGAACCGCTAATTACGACACAGCGGCGACTGGTTCAGCGGCAGGGACATCACTCACCGTTACCACCGTTGACGACCGCCTGATTGGTGGTTGGATTTATTTTATCAACGGTTTAAATGCGGGTTATCTGCATTACGTCACCGACACCACTTCGGCCACCGCCATCACCCTTGCCACGGCATTGAACTACGCCGTTGTCGCAACGGATGATTTTCTGGTGATCGAGCAAGCTGCCTGCAACACCCTTGATTTCGATGGAACGTATTCCAACATCAAATCAGAGGCTGGCGCACTTGGCGATTACGTCAGTGGCATTATGCATTATGGGGTTGCCCGGAACCTGCCGTTCCAGCGCCTTGATAGAGACTTGCATGACGGCATTAAATTGGATGGAGCCAAGTTTTATCACGACTTTACCATACCGACTAAGAATTTTTGGTCGGCTGGTGTAACTACATCATAAGGAGGCTACAATGACAATCCGAAATATGGCGATCTCTGAAAATTTCGGTGACCTCCTTGATCCGAGGTTCCGGAAAATTTACGAAGCCACAAAAGAACGGCTGGGGCCGTCCGTGATTCCGCTACTGTTTAACGTAGTGAATCCGGGCAAGCACAGCCAGTACAAAGTATCCGCAATGGGCGGACTGGGCGACCTTCAGGATTTTGACGGGTCGATTACCTACGATGGCCCGAGTCAGCTTTACGACACCACTTTTACCTTTCCTGAGAAAGCTTTGGGTATGAAGGTGGAAAAGAAACTGGCCGATGATGACGAGTTTGGAATTATGGATGCACGGCCCAGAGGTCTTGCGACATCCGTAACCCGGACCCGTGAGAAAAAGGGCATTTCGTTTTTAAATGAGGCGTTCACCACTGTTCATCCTGCCGGTAGTACCGGTGGCGATGGCGTGTGTCTGTGCAGCGCGTCACATCCCTATTCCCCTGATGATTCCACAGTGCAGAGCAACCTGGGCACCACGGCCCTTGCTCCTGCTTCGGTAGAGGCAACCCGGCGTATTGGGTATACCTCGATTTACACCGACCGGGGGGAACTGGCTGACATCAATTACGATCAGATGGTTGTGCCGGTAAGCCTTGAGGAAACTGCCTGGGAAATTATCAACTCAAAGGGCAAGGTGGACACGGCCAATAACAACCGGAACTTTCACGAGGGCCGGTATAAACTGTTGGTTCTTCCGAGACTGACCGATTCTAACGACTGGTTCTTCATGGATTCTGAACTGACAAAACAGTATTTTTATTGGTTCAACCGGATCAGCGGAGACTTTGAGCAGGATCGTGACTTTGATACTAAGGTTGCGAAATGGTCTGTGTATGAACGGTATGCGTGCGGTTTTGCTGATTGGAGACCTTTGATAGGCCACAACGTGTCATAATATCAGTATGTTACGTATCTTTTAATCAGGTAAGTCGCGGTGCGGGGTAAAACAGTCTGGGGGTGTTAATTCACCTCTAGACGCCCCCTATCCCGTGAGGCACCTCCGTGAAATCCGAAGGTGTCCTTATAAAAAGGAGTAAATCATGGGTTTAACTAATTTTCCAAACGGTATTACGAGCTTCGGTATTCCGCTTTACGGGTCAGGCAATTTTCCCTATGACTCACCGGGCAACCATTATTTTGTAGACCTCACAGATGGTTCAGACGTTATTAACTCCGGCAAAAGCTGGGATACAGCAAAGGCATCCATAGAGGCTGGATATGCGCTTTGCACTACAGGAAAAAACGATGTGCTGCATATCCTTGGTGCGGCTTCGGGATACGCTTCAACTTCCGTGCTGACGCTTGACAAGGATTTCACCCACATTGTCGGTCACACGGCAGGTATTGTAGGTGGCGGCAGGGTAAGAATTACCAACTCTGTTACCACGGCAACGGCTGGCGAGTTTGTTCATTCCGGCACCGGCTGTGTTTTCGACAACCTTCATTTTCAGTGGGGCGGTTCAGCAACAGCGGCAAGTCTTATCGGTCTTGCGATAAGCGGTGACGGTAGGAATATGTACCGTGGCTGTCATTTTGAAGGGCCGAGTCAGACCGATATCGGCGGTGCTGTTGGGCAGAGAATGGTTACGCTCACATCAGCTCAGGATAACACCTTTCTTGGCTGCACTTTTGGGCAGAGAACCATTGAGAACACGTCAGCGACAGGTGCGATTTTATCTTTTAACGGCTCAAACAACACCGGAAACGCATTCAAGGACTGTTTGTTTTTGAGCTACAACACAAACACGGCTTCTGGCTTTGTTAATTTTGTTGATGGTGCAATGCCCGGATCTGGATGGACGCTTTTTGACAACTGTAATTTCGTTGAGTGTGCTGGGACTGTAGTTGCCGATGTCATTCGGTTTACAACCGCTGCTAGTGGTAAGGTAATTTTAAAAAACTGCGGGTTGATTGGCGAAAATCAAGCGGTATGGGCAACCAATTTTCCGACCACAATTTTTAATTGCAACCCGGTTGGCGCGCCTACAGGCGGTCTTGGAATAGACCCTGCTTAATTTAACATAACCGGATAGCGGCTCTCCGTATAAACCGCTTCATAAAATCTGGGAGGGAAATATGAGTTTTGATTTAGTTCACGCATCACCGGGGCTTATCCGGGAAACAAAGTCAGAGATTGCGGCATTAGAGAGAATGCTGGAAACCGATAAACGGTCGGGCCGGAATCAGATTTCTGACGAGTCTTTGTTCAAGGCTGAGATCAGCCAGAAAAAACAGATTTTAACAAAGTTTGCCCCGAAACGGTTGACCGAAAAAACCAAAAACAAGGCGTACACTCGGGCTAAAAGCCTTCGGGCATCCATTGAAAAGAAACTACCGGGGCATCAGTCTATGCAAGTTATGTACCCGAAAGCTTCTGACGGTTACGACAAACACCAGGACTTTGAAGAGGCGGTAAAATCGCACATGATTGTTATGCAAGACCCAAAGCTTCAGAGCGATATCCGTGAGTACAAACATCTTATGCAGAGGTTAGACGCAGCTCCGGGCGTGGGGAGTATTGAACAACTCAGAGGCGGACACAATGTCAGAATAAGGCGGTAAAATGACAACTGCTAACAGAACGGCTATCCCGTGTGATTATTGCGGCAAAACATTATACCGGATACCTTATCATATAAAGCATAATAAGCACCATTTTTGCAATTCTAAATGCATGGGGTTGTACCGTCGAACAACAGCGGAAGATAAAAAAAAGAAACTGAATATTTATGCGGCTAAATGGGCAAAAAACAATCCAGAAAAAAGACGCCTATATATGGCTAACTGGCGGGCTAATAATCCGGAAAGATATTCAGAGATACAACGAAAAAGCCATAATAAACCAGAAAATAAAACGGTTGCTAAAAAATGGCGGAGAAACAATCTTGATAAATGCAGGGAGTATGACGCGAAAAGAAGGTTATCTGCTTCGTATAGGATAAGCGATGCTATGTCAGCAAGTATTAGACAGGCATTATTCCGGGCTAAGGGTAACAGCCATTGGTGTGATTTGGTCGGATACACTGTTGAAGAATTAAAAGTGCATTTGAAAAAACTTTTTAAACCAGGAATGACTTGGGGCAATTACGGCAAATGGCACATAGACCACAAAATACCTAAATCTGTTTTTAATTTTAGCAAGCCTGAGCATGAAGATTTTAAAAGATGTTGGGCGCTGTCAAATCTTCAACCATTGTGGGCAAAAGACAATATGTCTAAACACAATAATCTTAACCGCCCATTTCAGCCAATGTTAAAATTGGGGAGTTCAAATGACAACTGCTACAATAAAATCTAACATTATTTTTGCCGTTGGGGAGGGCGCCCTGGTAGCCGACGCGACCATGCTTGTGTATGCGCTCAGATGGGCAAACTCGGCATATCGTGATGTAATGAACCGGCCCTATCAGTTCAAGTACCTTCGCACCAAAAGTTTATTCACGATGACGTCCGGGCAGGCAACCTACCAGGCCCCGACAGATTTTTCCGGTTTTCTGGTCTTGAAGGACGAAACCAATTCAGAAATTATTGACCAGGTTCCCCCGGAAGACTTCCACCGGGACTTGACTTCCAACGAGATTGAAGACGAATCGTTTACAGCGGATTCAGATGTTGCCGTTACCTTAGATAACACCACGATGGTTCAATACAGCGAGGTTGTCACGACCGTTGCCGGTACGACAACTTATACCCGCGATACCGATTACACCATGGATTACACGACTGCTTCAATCACTGTTGATTCGACCGGTTCCATGAGTGACGCCACTGATTATTATATTGATTATTTATATTACCCGACAGGAAAACCGACTACATTTTGTCTTGAGTATGACGAAACAAACGCCCGCCATGTGTTCAGGATCGATCCTTCCCCGGATGCAGCTTATATCGGGAGCCTTCTCTATCTTGCCTATCCATCTGCTTTATCCGGATCAGTGGACGCGGTATGGAGTCGGCTTGAGTACGTCCTTGAACGTGGCGGGGCTTATTTCGGGGCACTGGAACTGTTCGCGGCCAATGATCCTAAGATAGGCATGCTCGAAAGAAAGTATGAACAGGCTATTGAGTCATTGACTAAAATGGACATGGACATGGTGCCGAAAAGATACACAACGCCTGTAATAATGAAAAAGAGTGATTATGAATAATACGTTCGGGCAATCAAGATTAGGTGTTGATTATTCTATACCGCCGTTTCTGCTACCTCCGGAAGCTTTGGCGGATGCTCAGAATATTATGCCCGATTCGTCCGGTAGACCCACGGGTCGAAAGGGGTCCGTGAAGTTGAATAACACCTCCCTGGCTTCACGGATCACCTCTTTTCACGAGTTTAGAAGCGGGTCGACTGCCAATTCGTTAGTATCGTACTCAACCAAAGTCGGGGTTTATTCGTCTGCCACAGGGGAGTTCGTGGACAGGATTACCGGGTTGACATCCAATAAAATGTTTCAATGGGTAAACTTCGCAGGTAAAGCCATTGGGGTAAACGAGGGTGCTAATAATCCGCAATATTGGACAGATGCTTCACACGTTGGTGATTTGGCCGGAAGTCCACCCAAAGGAAATTCTGTTGCAGAATGGGCGCACAGGGTTTGGTTTGGTGGAGATTCTACGGATGTTGCCAAAATAACAGGTTCAGCCTTACTTGATCCTACAGATTATACCGGAAGCGGTACTGCTGATGGCGCAGTTGAGCAAGTTATTGGTGATTCCGGAGATCCAATAACAGGTATATTCGGGTTTTTCGATATTCTGTTAATCGGCAAACGAAACGCCTTATATAAATTAGGTGGCGCCCCGACAACAGATGTAAGCGGAGATTCACTTTATATCAAACCAGTTTACACAAAATCCGCAGATTCAGTAGGCTTCACGTCTCAATGGGCCATAACTCAGGTAGGCAACGATGTTATCTTTCTGGACGGTACGGATATTAAGAGGCTATCGGGTATTCAAGAGTTTGGGGATATTGAAACTGCCTCTATTATTCCTCATTTTAAGGATTACTTGGCTTCTATTGCTGACCCGGATTACATCCAATATACGCAATTCTTCCATTATAAAAAGGAACAGCAGATTTGGGTAAGCATTCCCACCGGCGCTGCAACTCATTTTGTATTCGTTCTATCATATAAGTTCAAACAAGAGACAGGCCGGTACGCTTTTTACCCAATGGGCGGGCTTACGGCAAATTGTTTCGGCGGAGTTCTGAACGGTGAAACGACTGACATTTATTATGGGGATAATACCGGGTATGTTTACCAGCTTGATACGGGTGAAAACGATAACGGGACTGCCATTGACAGGTATTTTACCTCAGTTATTGCCGGGAACACCAATGAAATTAATATCGCCCACACGTTTAGAAAACAATTTCAAACAATAGAAAGCTTTATCGTTCCTTCCGAGGCGGCGCTTACCATGATTCCGTATTATTCGCTTGATTTAATGGACGATGCACAGGTCAGAACGTCCGGGAATTATACGGCGCTCACGTCTGAAGTCGTAACCGGCTGGGCAGGGACCGGAACGAAGCGTAAAAAGATTCGGCTGTTCGGGGTTAGCGGAAAAACGATTGCAATAAAATGGCGGCACAATACTGTCGCACAGAATTTTACTTATTATCAAGGCGATCTTAATTACGATATAAGATCAAAAATAGACATTGTTTAAGGGGTTAAAATGATAAGACCATTCAGAAAAATTATCTATTGCATTGACGGCCCGAGTGGTGTTGGTGGTGAGGCAGGCCCAGGTGGGAGTATGGGCGGCGGCGGCGGGCAAAGTAGCGGTGGTGGACCAGGGAGTCAAGCTGGTGATTGGGGCCATGAAGCAAGAATGGGGCCGGCTGGTACGCCTTCTAATTCAGTAGGTATCGATGGTGTTGGCACTCGAAGCGGCTCCGGGCCAGTAGACATGAGCAACATATCTATGAATATGCCCAATCCAACAGACACACTTGCGGAAGCTGAAGCAAAACATGAAGCCCTTGTTAGTAGCATAAGAGACACCAATGCAAAAAAAGTTGGTGCTACCATTGCAGCTATTTTAGGCCCAGCGCTTGGATTAGTGGCCTATGGACTGGTTAGGACGGGATACTCCGTAGACGATGTTATGACAAACAATAAGATAGATAAAGCTATGGCTGAAATGGGGTTGTCTGTCGATGACGTAACGAGTCAAACAACGTCTGCGGTTGATTCTGACCAAGAATTGTCGGCGCTCAAGGATCAAGTAGCTAATTTTGAGGGTGGCGGTCCTACTGAGGATAGCAATTCAGTCTGGCTTGATACTTTTTCAAATCAAGAAACCCCTGAAGGCTCACAAGAGAGTAACGCCGAAACAGACCCCAATGCAGAACAAAGCGGTTTTTCACAATATGACCCGGTAGACCCGCCGGATTTTGCAAATATCGAATCCAAGCTTACACAGATTACAGACGATTTAGGTCTGGCCACACAGCTTCGTGATTTATCACAAGTCACCGGGGCGTTGTCCGATGAAGAAAACTCGATGCTGGATCAGCTTGAAGAAAACTCAAGGCTTACATTATCCGAACTGGTGAACTCCGAAACTGAGGATGTGCTAAAAACCTCAATAGCGAGCATGGTTGACAGAGGGGTTTTGCAAGGCGGGGTAGGGTCGGAAACTTTAAAAAGAATCGATGATTTGCGTACAACTCGTTTAACCCAGGGATACCGGGATATTTCTTCGCAAAGAATTGGAACAGAGCTGGAAATGCGCGAGGCCAACAAAGGCCGGCAAATGGATCTTTGGGACTTAGAACAATCCGGTGCAATCGCAAAGGCCGGGATTCAGCAAGAGAATGTTAAAACCGAGGCCGATTTAGCCTGGAAAGATTATACCGCCGAAACACAGCAGAAACAGTTTGAGTACGGCGAACAAATGGACTGGGAAAAAGCCTTATTGCAGTCTCAGACTCAAAAATACGGTGCTGATAAAGGTGTTAAAATAGCTGGCATGGAGCAAGACTCCGCTGAAGAGGCTAATAAATACGATATGTGGGGCAATATTATCGGCGGCGTTTCAACGGGCGTTGCGTCATGGCTTTTAAATCCATAAGGGGACATTATGGCGAACTTTGCTAGACATAGTTACGGAACAGACTGGATACCAAAATACAGCGAGAATATGTGGCGCATGAAGAAAGAAGATATCGAGCGTCGGCGGAATGATCGCGGGAAAATGATAGAAATGAAAGTAGGGTTGGGGCAGAGGTTGGACACTAGCAAAAATGCCGATATAGAAAAACGATATGGCCCCGGCGCTATTGATACTTTTAATTTGAAAGCAGACAGAATAAAGGAAGAAAGAGAAACATCTCTAGCTGCGGATGCTACAAAAAAACGCCGAGACACGCAAAAATTTGTTTGGGAACGTCAAACACAGGCGCTTGCCAAGGCAAATAGTATAGGTGACATGCTAAAAAAGATGGAAAACCCCCTTACTGGTGGAGTACGCCCAGAAACGAGAGAGACATATTCTCATTTAACCAAAAACTGGAACGAATTACTAAAGCAAGCGGGGATTGATGTTGAGGGTTATGGGTCATTGTCACAAAAAGATAAAGAAGCACAGGCAAAAGATGCTTTTTTAGAAAAAGCAACGGTTGCTTACAACGCCGCCTTAAAAGACCCGACAGATGAAAACATAATGGCATTCAAGCAGGCGAATAATCAGGGCAAAGTATTAAAAGATATGAGATTCGATGTTTTTGACGAGGCTACTTTAACAAAGAGGCAGACAGAAAAAAAGAAGGATGAACAAAAGGCCAAAGTTGCCGAGGCTAAACGAAAGCAGGGCATGGAGGATTTCAGAAAAAAAGAATTGTTTAAACAAGATTTGCGAGCGGGCGAAGATGATTCAGAGTTTGCACCGGACACGAATCTTTACAGAAATGCGGAAACCGGAGCAACAAAAGATATTGATACAAGAGATAAAAATGCAATAGCACAGGCGGCAGCGGAGGGATTTTTCCCGATAGGCCCAAGGGCAAAGGGGTACTTGACTCAATCTGGAAAATTTGGTGCAGAGCGTGAAAAAGAAATAGTCGCTGGATCGGTAAAAGCTCGTGGGAAAATTGCTACACTAAATACTTTGGACACGTTATTAGACCGTTTTAGATCTGGGAAATTAGCAAATATTGGCAAGGGTATTCAGCAATGGGCCAGCGCCTTTGGTATTCCTGTCAGCAAAAGCCTGGGAGCTAAAGAAGCCTTTGGAGCAATTGTAAATGAGTTGGCATTGCGATCAAGGAATTTAGGCGAAGGTATGGTTTTGGCTGGTCAAATGTCAGACAAAGATGTTCAGTTTCTTAAAGATATGAATGTTCAAATGATTATCAGCAAAGGTGGAAATAAACTTATTCTTAAAATACGCAAGAGTATTGCTCAAAGAGAACTCGATATCGCTAGAGAGGTATCGAATTATAAAAAACAAAACAGGGGTGTTTTTGATGGTACTGGGTTTGAAGATTTTATTAGAAATAAGTATTCGAGCAAACATATTTTTGGTATCCCCGCTGGTTCGGTTTTAACCGGGACAGATACGGTTACGGGACTACCAGTTTATGAAAAAGATGGAAAATACTTTATCCCTGATTTTTAAGAGGACAATATGGGAGAAATTTCATTAGATAGGTTAATAGAAGATCCAAACGCCATAGGCGGTATTGAAATAAGTCCTGATAGATTACAGGCACCGTCTGGCGAAATGTCGTGGCAGCAAAACCGACCCGTTAGGCAGGCCGCTTCGAACGTATACCGGCCAGCACTTGAGATGGGTGGTTTAGTGGGCGGAGCGATTGCTGGCACAGCGGCGGGCGGCCCGGTTGGGGGGGTTGGTGGGGCTGGGTTAACATATAGTATCGGGTCAAATATAGCCGACCGGCTTGATGAATTTTTGGGCCTTGCCGATAAAATGGATTTAAAAGAAAGTTCTATAAAGGCGGCAGAAGATATTAAATCAGGTGCCGAAATGGAAATGGCCGGGGGTATTGTAGGTAAAACAGTTGTAGGCACAGGGCATGGTATATGGAAGTTGGCAAACAAAATGGGGTTTACCGGGCTTTTCAAGAAAATTAAAGGCATGTTCCCGTCAATGAGTGACCGGGGAATGTTGCTAAAAGCCAAAGAAGCCTTGGAACAGGTGCGCGAACCGTCTAAAATATCAACCCAGACTGGCAAAGAAACAGAGGCTATTTTAAGACGAACCGGGATTAAAACACAACCTACCTTTGCTCAAAAAACAGGATCACCAAAAGCGGCAAGTTTCGAGCAAAGCATGGCGGCAAAAGATGCAGAGCTAGCAAATATTTTAAAAGGGCAGGATGCTGAAATTAACAGCGAAATGATGACCGCTATTCAAAAACAATTCCCAGGAAAAGAAGATGCAGGGGAAATTGTTGCCGGTGTAGCAAAACATAAAACTGGCCTTGAAAAAGGTGCATCAAAGGCTGTTGGTGCGGCAGAAGAAACGGTGGCACCTTTAGCATTAGGTCAACGTCAACAGGACATTGGGCGGGTTATAAAGGAGTCATTGGAATCAGGTCGGAAAATAGAAAAAGGACAAATTGATGCACTGTATGCGGAAATTCCCAAAGGAACTGTTTTGTCTGCAAATCCTGTTAATAAAACAGTGGTAGGGGTTACCGCTGATTTTAAAAAAATAGGTGGCGGTCCTGGGAGCTATCCTTCTGCTATCGTAAAACAAATTAAGGCGGCGGTAAAAGAAACAGAAGGCAAGTCTGTAACGTTCGATAATTTACGGGATTGGCGCTCACAAATTACAACTGAAATCAGAGACGAATACAGCAAATTAAACCCAAATCTAAAATTGGTTCGACGGTTAAGCATGTTGGAAAAAGGCGTTGATGAAGCAATGGAGCAAATGCGGACGCTTGCTCCTGAACACGCCCAAACAGTTGAACTATATAAAAAAGCATCCGACCAGTTCAAAGGGTATATCAAAAAGTATAGAAAGGGCACAGTCGGGGATGTTTTGGCATCAGGCCGGGAAAGCACCGGGGGGAAAGTTGCCTATTCCGATATCCCGAGTCGATTTTTCAGAACCGGCAAAATGGATGCAGCAGATGATCTTGTTCGAACAGTAGGCAAAGAAAAAGCCGGTACGTTGATTGACGATTATGCCGGTAAAGATTTTCTTTCAAGGGCAACAGATAACGGTGAAGTTAATACTGGGCGGGCTATTAAATGGTTCAAAGCCAACAAGGACGTGCTGGACAAATACGGACTGACAGATAAATTTCAAAACATTATTAGATCAAAAAAAGTGGCTGATACTGCGGTTGCTGGACTTGCAGAGTATGAAAAAACAGTTGCGTCTAAAATTATTGGTACAGATGTTGGTGATGTGATGAAAAGTATTTTTAGCGGAAAGGGCAAAATGCAAAGCGCTAAAATGGCAAACGATTTATTGAAATTGCCTGGGGTAAAAGATAACCCGGCGGCAGTTGCAGGAATCAAGAATGCATTTAAAGATTATTTGCTAAAAACAGCCGAAACAAGCGGTGTTGATGTTTTAGGTAATCCGGTGCAGAGCATGGCAGCGCTTGGTAAGATATTAGAGGACCACATGCCAGCAATGAGAGTTTTATATGCTAAAGAATCTGGCAAAATAAAGGCATTGCAAGACTATCATAATATATTGCGAGTTTTGGGACGAAACAAAAACGTCACATATGCCGGTGGGTCTGCAACAGTTGAAAAAGCATTCGGCGCAAGGAGAGAAACTACAAATACGATAGCCCGGAATATAGGTCAATTGGTTGCTATTCAAAAGGGCAAAGGCTTTATGTTCGGTGCGATAAAAAATATCTGGAAAGCCATAACAGGAGCGCCAAGAAAATTCTCAGAGGAACAAATTAATAGATTGCTCACAGAAGCTATTTATAGTCCTTCAGCAGCGCAAATTATTATGGACGCGTCAAAACCATATGCTGGAAAAGCTGCACAAAACAAATTTAAAAAATATCTGCTGACAATGGGCGCGTATACAATAAAAAAAGGCTATGACGGGGTTACAGAATGACTTTCACAGCAGAAGAACACACTTCACTCACAATGACCGAGCCTTTACCGGGTTATGGGATACTTGGTAACAACGATATTATTCTGGGCAATTCCGAAAAGTACGATGGCATGGGGGCTATAATAATGACGACCCTAGAGCATACGACAACGACATATACAGAGGAGACGTTTTAATGGCCTTTACAAAACTGACCCTTACCGAGTCAATTAAAACCTGTTTTACGCGGGTAAACACCTTCATAGACGCCCTTTTAGCAACGGATAGCGGCAGTGGTGCGTCTCAGGTAGGTGTTTATGATTCAGCCGGGAATATGGCCGCTGATAATGTTGAGGACGCATTAGCTGAAATATACAGCGACACGGCATCGACCAGAACCCTTGCCGAAATATTCGATGAAAACTCAGCGACCACAACCGGCTTGACATGGGGATACAAGACCGGCAAAATTCGGGTAGACAATACCGTAACGACAATTGCCGCCGGAACCATTGGCTTAACCGATGCTTCCACAAATTATGTTGAAATTACACAGGCCGGGACTGTCACCAAAAACACCACTGCCTTTACCGCTGGAAGAATACCTATCAGAACAATTACTACATTAGCGGGCGCTCAGACTGTTTCCACAGACAGCAGGGCATGGTTCGTGCAAGTCGCTGCAGCTTCCACAACTGTTAGTGGTACGGTCGAGCTTGCCACCGATACCGAAACAATCACCGGAACGGCAACAGACAGAGCAACAACACCTGCGAATATAAAAGCAAAACTTGAGCAATATGTTAAGGTCAGTGATGTTAAAGCTGAAGACGCTGGAGGCGGGACGTTTACGCAAGATGCGTGGCGAACAAGAGATATAAACACAGAGGATTCAGACACAGGCGGAATTTGTTCAATATCATCAAACCAAATAACTTTAGCGGCTGGAACATATACTTGTTTTATTGCTTGCCCTACCTATGACGTTGAGATGCATGTGGCTAGGCTATATAATATATCAGATACATCTGAAACTATCTTAGGCACATCTGGATATAGCAAAAATAACAATGTTACATACTCATTAATTATTGGTACATTTACAATAGCAGCTCAAAAAACCTTTGAAATTCAGCATTATTGCACATTAACAAGCGCTCTTTTTGGTTTTGGTGCTGGCGCTATCTCATCCGGCATGAATAGCGTTTTTACAATTGCTGAATTTAGGAGAACCTAATGAAAATAAAAATGTTGTTAATTATATCGATTTTTTTATTAACCACTGGTTGCAAAACGTTCATAGCCGGTTCGCCGGTGGACTCGTTTAAAAACATGACGCCTAAAGACGCTGGATACATGGTTGTAGGGGCGGTGGCATCTTTGGCCGTGCATGAAGGCGCCCATATGGTAACTTGCGAAATTGTAGGCGCTGACTATTCATTGCATGGGTTGAGTGTAGAATATAGTGGGAATTTATCAGAGTCAGATCACAGGTGGATAAACAGGGCTGGATTACTAACACAAAATGTTGTTGGTTTGTTTTTAGATAGTTCCAACTTCTCAAAGGGGTTTAAAATATTGTCTGCTATCGAAACACTCACTTGCCCATTACGACATAGCGGGGACGGCGATTTGTATAATATCAAGAAACATGGTGGTAATGCGGCCTTGGAATGGCAAATATATAATGCCTTGGCGGTATATAACCTCTTAACAATAACGTGGTAAAGGAGAATTAATCATGGCCGCAGCAATAACTCAAACATTAAAACCGATTTACAAAAACGGCAAGGAAACATTGGAGCTTACAATGGTCTGGACTGCTCACACGGACGGAGCCGTTTCCGGTATAAGCACTGACAATGGCACGTTTTGTAGCGAAACGATAACAAAGGCTATTACCGGGCGTGAACTGCTTATGATGCAGACCGAGCCTGGTACGACAACCGCTTACACAATAGTCGTGAATGACGCTGAAAGTGAAGACTTGTTCGGAACCTTGGGCGCCAGGTCAACATCTGCTACCGAATCGGCATGGCCTTTAGCGGGGGGTTCATACGGCAGCCGTATCATTACAGGGGCATTAACGCCCGTCATTGCAAGCGCCGGGAGCGGTGGCACCGGAACGATTATACTGCATTTTCAATAAGGAGAACGTTATGAAGAAATTTGGATGGATTTTTATATTATTTGCTTCGGCTTTCTTGATCGCTGCCGGTGGGTTACATTCTATGTGGCGGATTGATTCGAGTGGGGATTTAACACCGGCTAAGGGTGGGGCAGGGATAACTACTACGGGGTCCGTAAGTGCTGCGGCTGTGAAACTAACCACCGGGGCCGGAGCAAGCAAAGTTCTCACCTCCGATGCCGCCGGTGATGCAACTTGGGAAACTGCACCATCTGGCACTGTGCCGGATTCAGGCACAGATACAGACGCTCGACTGGTCGGAGATGGGGCGCACGGGTGGAGCGTGTATTCTGGGGTATTTTCAACAACCGCATATGGAATCAGGTGGAAGGCCGGTGCCGGTAACGATACTTACGAAAAAGGCGTTATAGTAAATCAAGCCGGGACGTTCCTGGCTGTCACTTACACTGATTATCCCATACAGGATCAGATGCGGCGGTGTGTGCTTAGTGATGCAGGGGTTGTGCAGTATTATCTTGAGTATGATGATAGTTATAATAAAGCGGGTGTTGCTCCTTCTGTGACCGGCACTGATGATACCGGCACGGCGGATAAATTAAGCGATGCTGGTATCTTTACCGGCGCTGCATCAGTTTATGTCGGCTATTATGTCCACAATACAACCGATGACACATACGCTATAATCACAGCCAAAGACAGTGATGATGTACTGTCAATCGGCTCAGATATAATGGACAGTGCGGAGACGTTTGAAATCTGCACAGCTAACCTTGGCGGCACAGACGGTCAGGTGATGGTTGAGATTCCGCAATTCTACTCTCTGCAACACCAGGATGGCAATTACAGATATTTTATGATTGCTCAAGGGCCATTTCGGATGATTTTATCGACCGGCGAGACTGTTGTGGCGGCTATTAATACGGCATTTTATAAAGGCGGGTCGGCTACCCCATCAGAATACCGCTATATCGGTGCCTACGAGGGTAGTATGTACGATGCTTCAGCCGGCGTTATGGTTGCCCCTGCTGATATTGTCACGTCTCTGTATGCAGCCGGTGACAAACTTTGTTCTTATGCTGCTCAATATCCAAAGGTGACTGAAACAATCGTTGAATTTAGGGCGATGGCTGAAGAGCGAGGCACAGGCTGGCATCAGTTCGATTATGCGCTTAATGCAGCGTTGCAGGCGCTTTATCTAACTGAATACGCTGATTTTGATTCTCAAACCAAAATTGGTGCCGGTAGAACTGCGTTAACTGGTGGCACGTGGGTAGCAGATAGCTATATTGGCCAGTGCGGAAAATCAAACCCAGACGGCAACATAACCGGGAATACTGGTGGAGACACAAACGACGCCTATATGTCTTACCGGGGTGTCGAAAATTGGTATGGAAATGTCTATAAATGGGCTGATGGTTGCAACATCAATAACGATGGCGCCTCGTCGAAACTGTATCTCTGTACTGACTATATAAATTATGTCTCCAATACAGCATCTAATTACATTTTAGCAGGGAATTTAGGTGAGGCAGATGGGTATGCGGTCGATTTTTTAGATATCATTGGTATATGGGCGTCATCGGTCTCCGGTGGCAGTTCAGCAACATATTTGTGTGATTATTACTACACGTCATTTGATACGACCCCATCTGGAGGATGGCGTGTTGTTCGCGTCGGTGGTTGCGCGGATGTTGGGACGTCTGCGGGTGCGTTCTGCGTGAATTCG